TCTTTACCAATCGCTACCGACATATCAATAATATCCTGTTTAAGCGCCCGCATCTGATTTGATAGGCTGCTTTGCGTTCTCGCATAATCTCCGATAGCGTTTTTACTCTGTTCCTGGGCTATCAATAAAGTGGCATATGCTTTGGCCTGTCTTTCGGTTGTGAATGTCATACCCTGGGCACGTAATTGTGCCATTTTTGCTTTGACATCGGTTTCGAGAATACTAATCCCCAGACTCTTCACCATCTCCCGTTCGCCGAGAAGTGCTTTTGTTAATGCTTCTGCCGCGCCCTCGGCACCGCCTGCATAGTTAGTGAATGAAGCGAGATCAACACCCAGTTCTGTAACCTGTTTTGATAAATCAAGTGCCATCTCTTGAGTAAACCCGAATCCGGTAAGAAGGTCTCCAGTAGCGCCCATCATCTCTTTTGTCTTTACTACGCTTAAGTCAAAACTGCTAGATACGGATTTTGCCATTGCGTTAGCTTGCTTGCTAATACCGGAAAACACAGCATCATATTTAGAGAGAGTTTCTTCTGCATCGGCGGCGGTTTTTAGCATTGCCCCGCCGGCGGCTAAAATGGGAACCGTGAGAAACAGAGAGAACTTTCTCCCTGTACTTTGCAACTTATCGCCCAGCCTGTCTAGTTTGCTTGTGAATTTACCGAGTTTGCCCTGTGCCTGGGCATCATCAAGTGTTAGCTTTGCCGCTAGCTCTTCGATTATCAATTTTCTTCACTTCCGTTTCTATCGTGTCTATGATATCCAATATATGTGCGGGCCAGTTCGCCCATCCCGAATTAAAGGGATCGCCCAATAGTTTCCAGTTTAACCATAACTGGAATGCATCTTGTACCCACTCATCTTTTATAATTTCCCCGGCGGCTTTCCGGGTCATCATTTCATTCCCCACTACCATTGTTCTATCGGGGGAAGTGATACGCTTGTTGGGCTGCCACTTCTTCTCGTAAAAGAGAATGGCAGCCGCCCTTAGTTTTTTACTTGCACCGCCTGGGCATTAAATAAATGCCCTATGATTTCATCATATAAAGCATCTAATCCCCGCGCATCAAATAATTCATCTGGTTTTTTAATTTCATGTATCTGCCCGTCATGATCTTCCCATTCAAGATTTTCTATTTTGGTGACAAGCAATTTAAACATCATTTTATCATCTGTTTCAATTTTCATTCTAATAGTGTTTTGACCACTAGCGGCGTTTTTACCAGATTCTAATTCGGCGGGATATCTTGTAATATACCGATTTCTTTGATTTTGAGTAGGAAACTTATAATGTACTTTTATCTGTTCATCTTCGGGCAGATTTTTATTATCATTCCATGTGGGAATAAATACATCTTTTTCTGCAATAACTACTCTCATTTTTTCCTCTTCTTTTTCTTTTTATACTTTTTCGCCCAACCCTTAACATGAATTGCTTTATAAGCCGAGGCTTTACGTTTAGCTGCTTTTGATTTATATTTACAGCCCATTAAGTAGTTGTCCTACTTACTCCGCCGGTTGCTTGAATATCCGCACTAAATGAGCGTTTCGTTCCCACGCTTCCGGTATTCGCGATAGAGTTAATAATAAAACTACCGTGATATATATCACTATCTGCGGTACTTCCAACTAGCGTAAGAGTCACCGCCGCCGGGCCGGTGGAAGTTGAAGAAAACTGATCAATCAAAGCCTGCTGACTTGCATCTGTAGAATCATATGAACCGGAAATCGTTCCGGTCCAACCCACTGTAGTCTGAATGAAACTTTTTTCCCTACTTCCGTAAGCCGTAGTTTCATCACTATCTGCCGAGACAGTTAGTTCCCAGCTATCAATTTCAGCAATGGTAGTACCGGATTTTTCTACCCTGCCGTCTGTTCCTTTTACAGCACCCATTTATATCTCCTTATGTACTCGAATACGTTGTATGTCTTACTCCGCCATTTGACTGAATGTCGGCGGAGAAACTTCTCTTAGTTCCAACACTCCCGGTGTTGGCTATACTATTTATTTTAAAATTGCCGATAAAAACATCATCCGTTGTTTCATCTGCATAAAGCTCAAGATCTACATCTGCGGGGCCAGATGAATCGGTTGAAGAGAATTGATCGACAATTGTCTGCATCGGCCCAGTAGTTGCGTATGAACCGGACATTGAGCCGGTCCAATGAACTGTAGTTTGAATATATTTTTTTTCTCGGCCACCTATATAATCTGTAGTTTCATCGTTGTCTGCGCCTGCCGTCAATTCCCAGCTATCTATCCCCGCTATTTCTTCTTTTGCATCTCCCGTGGTATCTGTCGTTAATTTAACGTTATCTATATAAAAATATTCGCCGGTTGTCGCATTACTTGTAACCCGTACCATCACAACCGCGCCCACGGCTCCGGCAGTTAGTGCATGGGCCGTTGTACTTACCGGTCGCCAAGAATCATAGGGACTTGTCGGTGAGGCGGTAGCTTCATGCCACGCACCAGTGCTGACTGTAGTATAGGCTACAACTATTTCTACCTCCGCCGCCTGACAGCCGCCGGTAGACGGTACGTAGATGTAACCACTTAATTTGTAAGTTTTGTCAGCACTTAATCCATGCAAATCATCTTTGCTTGAATTATCACAAAATCTCGCCTCGCCCCCGGAGGTCTGCGCTAATGTTATTTTTTGCGAATATCCTTCTCTATAGGCTTGCTCAGTACTCCGCGCTACCGTTACGCCGGTAGAGCTATCGCCATCTCCCGTGATATAGGGAAACTTAGTACTATTACAGGCCGGATAACTTAACAGATTACTAGCACGGGCTGAGGCATGAAACACCGCCCCATCGGTGCCTTTAACTGTTGACATAATAACTCCTAACTAGGATCTTCATATTCTACTAAAAAATCGGTTGCAAAATGAAAGCTATCTATATCTTCTAGTATAGTCGCTCTTTCGTTTTGCACACGAATCCATTCTATGTCTATCGTGGAAGCCTCGCCGGAAAAATGCTGTAACTCTTTCCATATTGTCCGGCTTAAATTTGCACCATCGTATTTATCCCGATGATAAAGACTCACCTGGATCCGCGCCTGGCCAGCTAAAGTTTTGTCATAATACATCGGTTCATGTGGATCAGATATCAGTTTAACTACAACATAAGGTAAAGTGGTTGCCTGCGGTGCGATTAAATAATGTACTTGATTCGCGCTCCCTAAAGAGCTAGTAATATTAGTGCTTCCGCGCACCTTGTTATATATTGCTTGACTTATTGTATTAGCACCCAAATGCTTGCCCTTTCCAATATTTAGCTATTACTCGTTTGATATCACCTTTTGTTGCATCTATCGCGGGGCGCATGTATGCTTTGCCAGACATAAATCGCGTACCATATTCCTGATAAGGTGCGTATTCTACATTAGAACCAACATAAGCCTCACCGCTTGCGGCGGTTCCCTTTATCCCGTCAGTTTTATTAGATTTATTTATATGCGAAATATGAGAAATCGAGCCTTTTAATCTGCCTGTATCTACTGGTACTAATTCCGCCGCCTGCGCTTCAACAATTAACGCTGCTGCTGTAAGTGCTTTGTCTGCCCAATCGGGTTTATACGGTCGGCTCTTTCTTTTTACGTTCAATCAAATCCTCTACTTTCAAACAAGTAAATATCACCATCTCCGCATAGACATAACGCAAGATGACATCAACTATCTTTGTTAATATCTTTTCCAATCTTAAACAGCCGCGAAAACCAATAATGATAGTTGTAATACAGACACATATTAATTAAGTTCCATATTAATGAAGTACCAATAGCCCATGTCCATTTTTTCGTAAGGATATAAAAAAACAGGGTCTGTATCAAAATTACATGAACCCTGTAGATAATCCCGCTTAATCCCAAAAGGGATATTTTTATCTTCCTCAGTTTCACGTTGCCGCCTTGTTATAATCAATCTTTGCCAGTATCTTTAAATGGTGGCCCCGCTGTAGCGTGTCCTGGATATATACCGGGTTCATATAAACACCGTTCCAGAGAAGCACGTCTTTTTCGGTAATATCCTCAGTACTCGCCATATACAGTTTGTAATCTGCAAAGACAGTTTTTTTATCCGCGCTGAATCGCTCGAATCCATGTGTCTTTGTAACAGCCGCTTTTATCGTAGCGTTATCTATCCAGGTTTTCGTACCGCCCCAACCTGTAGTGCTTTCAGTAGCACGCTGTACGGTTACGTCCTGGTCGAAGAAATCAAAGATACTCATTACCAATATTCTTTTCTAAAACGCTTATCAAACATCGTATAAAAAATAATCTTTATCCAAATAATTATTGTCTCAAAATAATCTATTATTCCCTGCTTCCAAGGATATCCAGAATAAAGTATTCCATATTCAGCTTCGAGCATTGAGCGTTTCATCTCTTTATTCACGACATCCTCACCATCATCCAGGGGCGTAATCCGCCAACAATAGAGGCGGGGTATCCACTAACGATATCTTCATGTGTTACTGAGTAATCATCGATGCTTTCACTTTTCGGGCGGCCACTCTTTGCATTCTCTATGTGATACCACACCATCTTTGCCGCTGTAGGCTTAATACCCTTCGGCCACTTCACTTGTGC